TATTTAGCGCACTTTTTAATATCTTAGAATCATCGCCTTTTCCTTCTTGTTTCAGTTTAACAATTTTCTTGTTAATTTCTCCTATGAGACCTTCTAAACGCTGAACTTCTTTCAGAGTCCCGTTAAGTTCTTTGGAAACGTTGTCTCTAATTCCGAGACTAAACCACAAATCTCCTAAATTTCCATTCTCCATACCACGTTATCCTTTACTTTCGTCTGTAATATCATTATTAAAATACTCATTAAGAGAAATCTGCTTACCAGCCCTCGAATGTTTGTGTTTCTTCTCCCACGCTTCTGTTAATTCGTCAATTTCCGCCTTGCTTGCGTGTTTGCTCTTGTTGTCTTTTAAGTAAACAATTGTCGGCTGATCGATTGCCATAAGGTCAATTTGAGCTGATGTGTAACCCCACCAATAATCGTACGCACGTATTCCGAAACGCCGCTCAAATAGAAAATTAAATTTCTCCGCTAAACTATATGCTCCTCCCCAACTTGTTCTGCTTGGATACGCTCGGCTTCCGCTTTCGTCATCGTCATCATCGCGTCCGTCATTGCGGTCGCTAATATGGTAGTGAGTTGCAATGCTACTGATTGTATTTTTTTTTTAGCAACATTGAGCATGCCCAACACTTCCCACACATCAAGATCAATGACGTAATAGTAGTATCTCCACAATAGCCAATAGAAAAATCGTATCTTCCAAACATTGTTAAGCTGCACAACCGCACACTGCTTAATGCGCTTTTTCCATTCGTTCTTCTCCTTTAACTCAATGTGCGTAAACTTCCTTGTTGTCCCCTTGTGAAGCCACCCAAGTTTGCGTTTCTTGCCACGAAAGACATACTCGGTGGGAGTTTCGTTTAATATATCATCAAGGACTTCTTGAAGTTCTACATTCGGCTGCTCTATCTTTTTTGTTGCCATATTCTTTTAATTAGTAAAGGGCGACGGCTCTTTTTTTGAAAAGCCAGCCGCCCTTGCGTTGTTGTTATCCTAAATCTAATACCTGTTGAGATTAGCCTACACTTTCTTCAACCATGCGATAGAAGGCTTATCACCAATCTCAAGTGTACCTGTAAGACCGATAGCGTAAACCTTACCATCGTCGAGCATTGGCTTAGCCCAAAGAGAAACACCTGCAAGAATCATGATATTCTCTTGTGCATCGTCCTCGATGATGAAATTACCAGTAATCTTGTGCTTGGTTGGGGTAAGAGCCTGACCCTTGTAGTTTGCACTGCCGATAGTAGCCTGAACGTTGCTCTTAACAGCATCCTCGCCGTGTGCCCATTTCAAGACATCTGCATGCTTTGTTGGAACAGTGAAAGAAATCTCAAAGTCGCCAATCTCGGCGGTTGACTGCCAGTCGCCATTCATACCAATCACCTTGTAGTGAGTAAGAGTTGGGTCGCCCTGCTCAATCTTCAAAGAATCAACCTTTACAGGGATGTCAAGTTCTGGAGCAAGTGCGATAGCGGTTGCGCTGCTAAGGTCAATTGCTGCCTTCTGATACATAAGAGATGAAGGGCCAGAGAATATATCCTTCAATTCTGTCTTCTTTTTTAATGCCATAATGTTATCCTTTTAAGTGTAAAAATAATTTATTTTGTTCTTAATTGCCCTTGTATGAATGTTACATGAAATCCTGACTTATCACTCGTCTGTAGGGTTATCTGTGGATTGTTTATCTTAAAGTCGTCAGTACTAATTGGGAAAAGCTTTAGAACGGCACTTACCTTCTCGTCCATCTTTTTTATATCCATGCTATTCGGATTACTCGCAGACACAACATCTCTTACATAGATTTCCAAAACGATAGAAGTGGAAAAATCATTATACTCACCACGTTCCCCTAACTCGTTGTTATAAACAGTAGAAGGAAGATTAATGACGATATAACTATCAGGTCTATCTGTGACCGAAGCAGGTCTATCTTGGTAGTACCCCTTATCACAGATACCATTTACTGCTTTCGCAATACCGTAGTATAATGTCTTTAAACTTACCATATCTTCTTTGATGATGCTCTATGTGCGACTTCTTCCTTAATAGCCACCATAAGGTTATGCGCCTTAAAGGCGTATGGGACGGCAGCTACTACCTTTACTGACCATGTATGCGATTTAGGAATACCTGTAAACATATCCGAGAGAGCCTTTTTAGATTCAGTCGGACCATCAACTCTCTTTGTTCCAGAAGGAGCAGTATATGGACCACCTTTACCAGATGTGTCATCGGCATAGAAAGGTCGATATTTTTTCATTCCTTTTATGAGTGTCTTACTCAATGGAGCTTTCGCAATATCGCCAACTGAATATATCACAAAAGGAGTCCCTTTATAATACGCAGCTGAACTGATAGAGGTGAACAAGTTACCAGTAATATCGTAAAAGTCGGCTTCGCCAAGAGGATTGTGTTTTGCAATAGCAACGTCGATAGCTTCTGCGGCTATAGCATCAACAACCTGTTTAGCCTTTTCAACTGCATACGCATTGAATGGCTTAAAGATCCTCTTCTCAAATTGTTCTGCTAAACTTTCCACACTCTATACTCTTACAAGTTCCCAATAAACAATCGTTCTATCGTTGTCAGGCTCACAGTCTCGAACACGCCCCTCTTCGGTGTTATTACCAACAGTAGCAAAGATTGTATCTCCATCAAGGGGGAGCTTACCTGCTTTCCAAACATCAAATCTAACAGGGATAGAAGCCTTACGCTTATTTATATCAACCTTTCCCATTCCATTGGTTGTGGTATCAGTAAAAGAACGTCCTTTGCCATTGTACAAAGCCTCTTCCTGCTTCTCTGTCTTTGTGTGAGGAGTAGAAGTGGTATTCGTTGCGAATGGGTCTTCGCTGTCAATCTCACTATCGTCCACAACAGATACTTGAACGTCTGTCAGACGCACAATCTTAATTGTGTGAGGATAACGAGGATTGCTTATAACTTCCTTTCTCATAATCGTACCTCTTAACGAATGATATGTGGCAAAGGATTGCCAGCTAAGTCCATATTAGAGTGCTTGATTCCGCCACTGTTCATTTTGAAAGTAGTTTTTCTTCCAAAGACAGAAGATGGTTCGAGTTCCTTATAAATGGCATTAGCTTCGTTTTTCAACTCCTTAATGTCATCATTTGTAAGCTGATAACCGCCAGACGAGTGAGTCCATCCATTATCAGTATCAGAAGTGTTATTAACCTTACTTGGACCAAGAACCATCCATTTCAAAAGGTCAGCGTATGCAAGTCGAACTTTATCCATGTTACAATCAATGATTGGAGTTGATTTTTCAAATCCTCTGTCAATGAAAATTGGATATAGTGCATCGACAGGCACTTCAAACTTAACCTTTGCAAGGATGTAATCCTCAATCGTGTAGGTCTTTTCTACTTCTGATACTGCTTCCATACAAGTTCAATCTAATTGTTAGTCGGCGGTGTTAATGTCGATGATGTAGTGGTTAGGGAACTCTATCAAAGCAGGACAAGCAGACATCATTACATCTGTGTGCCACTCCTTGAAGCGACCGTTATCTACCGTTGAGTTGACAACAAGAGACAGACCGTCATTACCACGACCAAAGACAGAGGTGATGGCATCAGCACCATAATCTCTAATCATCTGTTCGTCCAGAATAGCCTTGTGTTGGAACTCTACAGCGTCACCTGCTGGGCGAAGAACAACTGTTCCATCTTTCCAACCCTTAACAACCTCCTCCTTAGTGTGAGTCTTGTTGTTTTCCTGTTCAACAACAATCTCAATAGGAGAGATTCCCTCTAAGTCAACAACAGCCTTGTTCCACTCTGAGTCAACAACAGGAATCTCCTGAGTTGAAGCCTGATTATTCCGCTTGCGGAAATCAGAAACGAAAGCGCGAACCTCTTTGTTATTCAAGAAGATGTTATAGAAGTCGTTACGGGTCATCTGCCAAAGCATTGGACCAGCATAATCGCCCATCTGGTGACGCACCTTTTCCTCTAACACTCGCATCTGTGTAAGCAACTTACAGTCAGCGTCAGCCCAAGTTTTTACACCTGCCTTGAGGAAGTTACTTGTTGGCACGTCTGCCTTGTGCAAAGGAAGTTGAATACCACGACCGATACCTGTGTAATCAATCTTTGCGGTAGTCATTAACTGAGCAGTCATAAAGGTCATTGTTGAATCAACAGAATTAAACTTGTCTTGTAGATTGCTAACATAGGCTGCGACAATGTCTGCGTCATTACCAAACTGTTCGAACATTTTAACCTTGTAGCTTCGCTCAGTCGCTGTTTCTACAATACCCTCTGCGATAAAGTCAGGAATAGATGCACTATAGGTGAGAACCTTTGAAGGCTCTGCCTGATTGCTATCTCCAAGTGGAGCACGAAGATCCATTAAGTGCGGAGCCTTTAGTTTGCGCGCCTTTGCGGAGAACACAGCTGTACCGTCAGCATGGGTTGGTGTTTCTTCTACTGCTATGCGTCCCTGTGTCTTGTACCAACCATAATTGGTGTAGAACAAAGCACTGTTATCAAGGAATGACTGCAAGAAACGATTGTTCTCTGGACTTGCAAAGAACTTTGCGTATCTTGAATCTTCAAAATTGTATTTTGCCATTTCGTTATACCTTTTAAGTGTGAAACATTAGAGTGAGAACCAGCCTGCAACCTTGCTTGTGTTCAGTGCGAGAACACTTGCAGGCATTGGAGACATCTTTGCCTTGTAAAGGACAGTGCTCGCGTTAGCAAGGCATGGAGTGAACAGATAGCGTGCGCCTTCGAAGTCGTTGTTTGTCGCTGCAGGGTTGTATGCGAAATCAAAATCAGAAGGTGCATAGCAGTTAGGGTTAGTTACAATAGCCTTAGCACCTGCGCCAGCCTTGTCTGCTTCCACGAGGACTGCGCCAATAGCTGCGGTAACGGCTGCACTAACAGTAAGCTTCCAAACATCACCTGCGGTGTTGTCTTTCGTTGCTTCAACTGCGGTAACAGTAACACCTGTACCTGTACCCGTAAGAGTGTTTGGCGCAACCATGAGAATATCACCCACGAATGGGATATGACGGAAGCCGTCACGCTTAATGAGGACCTCGGTTGTCGATGCAGCCTTAGCTACCTCATAAGTCTTCATAATCTTAATAGTAGCACCAGTATCACCCTCGATACC